ATATCTTACTGCATCAGCAACTTTTGCCTTCTCATTCTACGAAATCGTTAAATTGTAGTTGACATTTTACTCAGAATGAGTTATAATATGAAGTATTTGATTAGAGGTGAACAATGGATTTAGATAAATTACAAACAATGTGGCAAAATGATGCCAAGGTTGATGATATCAATCTTGACAAAGAGAGTTTGAATATACCGAACTTGCATGCAAAATATGTTACAATATTATCTACTGCTAAACTCAACTTACAAAAAGAACGAAGTGATTACTATAAGTTGCGTAGATATAAGTGGAGATATTATAGAGGTGAACTATCACTGAATGAATTGAAAGAACTTGGTTGGGAGCAGTGGCAAGGTGCAAAACCTCTCAAGAATGAGATGGATGAACAACTTGAAGGTGATTTTGATTTAATCAAGAAAAAAGATAAGATTGCATATTGGGAAACAAATGTAGACTTCTTAGAAAGAGTTTTGCGTAGTATCTCATCAAGAGGGTGGGATATAAAGAATGCTATTGAATGGCATAAGTTTACAAACGGAGTTATGTAATGCGAGTGTATGAATGTTCGATTTGCGGTGAACTGTATTTCGAAGAGAAAGAAGGACCTTTGACTGAGGACTACGTTTGTCCTGAGTGTGGTGCTAGTTATCTGAGTTTTGTAGATATAACAGATGAATACAATAATTCTAACTAAAACTAATGAAGTCTTTATGACTATCGATGTTGATGACGCTGGCATAAAGTACGAATTGTCAGAGTACTTTACATTCAAAGTTCCTGGTGCAGAATTCATGCCCACGTTCCGCAATAAGATGTGGGATGGTAAGATAAGACTGTTCAATATGTGGACTAGTCAACTGTACATAGGTCTTATGGAGCATCTAGAAGAGTTTTGCAAGACTAGAGACTATACACTCGTAGGTCAAGATAGTTGCATAGCAAAGCAGAATATCTCAACTGAAGATGTAGTTAAAGCACTCATAGATTTGAAACTACCTTTCAATCCTCGTAATTATCAAGTAGATGCTATCAGAGATGGTCTTAACGATAAAAGACTTATGATGTTGTCACCTACTGGTTCAGGCAAGTCTCTCATTATATACGGATTAACACAACTAGGTACAACAGGAAGAGTACTTATCATTGTACCCACAACATCACTTGTTGAACAAATGTATAAAGATTTCGCAGACTATGGATATGACGTAGAAAATAATTGTCATAAGATATATTCTGGACATGAAAAAAACACAGATAAACGTATTGTAATCACTACATGGCAATCAGTATACAAGTTGCCAAAGACGTGGTTTGCAGATTATAAGATGGTAGTTGGTGATGAAGCACATCTATTCAAAGCAACATCACTCAAAACACTAATGGAGAAGACAGAGAATGCAGTAATGCGTTTCGGCACTACTGGTACTCTAGACGATACTAAGACACACAAACTGATGTTAGAGGGTTTGTTCGGTCCTGTTCGTAGATTTACTACATCTAAGCAACTAATGAAAGATGGACAACTCGCTAAGTTAAAAATATCATGTATAATGTTAAACTATGCTGATGAGATTAGACAAGCAAACAAGAAACTTTCATATCAAGAGGAGATGGATTTTCTTGTATCCCACACACCAAGAAACAACTTTATTAGAAATCTAGCAGTTGACCAAACAGGCAATACGCTGTTGTTGTTTCAGTATGTTGAAAAGCATGGTAAGATACTATATGATATGATTAAAGAAAGGGCAGGAGACAGAAAGATATTCTTTGTATATGGTGGTGTTGGGGCAACAGAAAGAGAGGATATTCGTGCGATTACCGAGCAAGAGAATGATGCAATCATTGTTGCTAGTTACGGGACTTTTAGTACTGGCATTAATATTAGAAATCTTCATAATATCATTTTTGCAAGTCCTTCTAAATCCAAAATCAGAAATCTTCAGTCTATTGGGCGTGGTCTTCGGTTAGGCGACAACAAAGACGAAGCACAACTATACGATATTGCAGATGATATGAGTTGGAAGCAACATAGAAACTATACACTAGAACATGCAGTAGAAAGAATAAAACAATACAATGAAGAAAAATTCAAATATAAAACAATAAAGGTAACCATATGACAGATATTAAATTAATTAAATTACGCAATGGTGATAACCTTGTAACTAAAGTTAGTGCAGATGATGATAAAGAATATATCACATTGATTGAACCTGTGAGAATTCACAGATGGATGCGTCCTACAGAAGATGGTGATGGTGCGTATGAGAACGCAACATTCGGTCCATGGGAATCATTTTCAGACAATCAGATATTTCATGTGAGCAAGTCTGAGATTATTACCTTGACAATCCCTAGAGAAGATGTTATAATATACTACAATAAAATCGTACATAAGTTGAAGACTACACCTGTTGATAGATTTGATGCAGATGAACCTATCGACAATGTAACCAAACTGAAAGAGACACTAGATAGAATGTATGAACGAATGGGTATCAATGAAGAAGATGAGGAGATTATGGATTATATGTACAACAAGGAAAAGGTAACGAAACATTAACTGTTTCTGAAAAGGGAACACCCCTATTATACACACGACAACATGACTTGTCAATAGCAAATAAGGAATAATTATGGCAAAAGCGAAAAGTAAAAAAGAACACTACGTTAATAACAAAGAGTTCTTAGAAGCACTAATAGAATACAGAACACACATCGAAGAAGCAGAGGCACAAGGTAAAGAAAAACCTCCTGTTACGAGATACATAGGTGAGTGTTTTCTGAAGATTGCACAACACCTATCATACCGACCCAACTTTATTAATTATACATATAAGCATGACATGATATCTGATGGTATTGAGAATTGCTTAATGTACTTACATAACTTTAATCCGGAAAAATCTAAAAATCCATTTGCATATTTTACACAAATTATTTACTATGCGTTTTTGCGTAGAATTCAAAAAGAAAAGAAGCAGACTGAATTGAAGCAAAAGTTAATTCAAAACATGGTAGTTGATGAAAGTTTAATTCAAGCAGACCATGATGATGCACAATATACAAATCAATATCTTGAGTTTTTACAAGAGAACATGCACGATAATAATTCACTGTTGCGTAGTAACGATGACAAGTACAACGAAGATACGCCTGAAGTGAAGAAGAGAAAAGTTAGAAAAGGTGCATTAGACGAGTTTATGGGAGAATAGTATGGAAAGAAAAAACGATTATGTACCTGCAAAATCTAAAAGAGTTTGTATCTTGGGTGCAGGTAATGCTGGTCTATACGCGGCGATTATGCTCAAGACACAGCGAAAAGGTCTTGATGTTATTATTGTTGGTTCGCAAGACATAGGCATTGTCGGCGTTGGTGAAAGTTCAACTGAGCATGTGTCTCATGTAATGAGAGCATTAGGACTGACAATGAAAGAGATAGTTAAAAACTGTCACTCTACATTTAAGTTCGGTGTATGGTTTGACTGGCAAAAAGAAGAGTATGTACACTCTCTAGTATCTCAAGAAAGTTATGATAATGGCATGTCAGGTGCCAGACATCCCCTATATCGAATGATTGCACATGACCAAGGTGGGTTAAATACAGTATCACAAAATTTGATTGATAGTGAGGTTTGCCCAGAAGACCAATGGCCTAATCAATTTCATTTCGATACATATAAACTCAATCAGTTTTTGACTAAGAAAGCAAAAGAGATTGGTATTGCAGTATTTGACGATATAGTTACAGATTATGAGTTTGATGATAATGGTTATCTAAAACACATTGAAAGTGAGACTACTATCTATAGCGCAGATTTGTTTGTAGATTGCTCTGGTTTTCAGCGACTTCTTTCGAAGCAAGTAGACGAATTTGAGTGGGTATCGCAACAACATAATCTTTTTGTAGATAGTGCATTTTCATTCTTTACTGAGCATGGAGACAACTACAGTCCTTTTACGATTGCAAAGAAGATGCCTTCTGGATGGATGTGGAAGATACCAGTATACTCTAGAGAAGGTAATGGATATGTGTATAGTTCTAAACATAGCAGTGAAGAAGAAGCAAGAGAAGATGTAGAAGCAAAACTAGGTCACCCTATTAAGATTGCAAAAAGATTTACATTTGATGCTGGTCACATGAACAAGACTTGGCATAAGAACATGGTATTGTGTGGTCTTGCATCGCACTTCTTTGAACCACTAGAAGCAACTTCTATGGGTGTGTCTGTACAGCAAGCAAGACTGCTAGTCAAATTCATCAGTGATGAGAGTGAAGAACATGAGGCATATAATGAACTAGTACAGAGAATGTTTGAACAGATGTGGACTTTTATTAGACTACACTATCATAACGCAGTACCAGATAGTCCATTCTGGGAAGATGTAGCAAAGGCAGAAGTGCCGGCAAAAGTACAAAAACTACTTGACATTGCATCGTATCGTATGTTATTATCAGAAGATATAAATGTACACTTAGATTGGTATATATTTCACGAAGTAAATTTCAACCAGGTTCTTTACGGTGTTGGTGCTTTATCACCAGAAGTTGCATCTAAGCACTGTGATTTAATTGGGTATCCTCCTATAGGATATAAACCACCAAAACCAAAAGGTAAATTGACTAAACATAAACAATGGATTGATGACACAGTAAATGAAAATAGCACTAATAACTGATACACATTTTGGCGCGAGAAATGATAGCGAAGTATTTAATGATTACTTTTTTAAGTTTTATGATAATACTTTCTTTCCTTACTTGCAAGAACATAATATTACAACATGCATACATTTAGGTGATATTACAGACAGAAGAAAGTTCATAAACTTCAAAACACTTCAGAAGTTTAGACATGACTTTGTATGGAAACTAGGTCAGATGGGTGTAGATACTCATGTGATTATTGGTAACCATGATACATACTATAAGAATACAAATGAAGTAAATAGTATGAATAGTCTGTTCACATCATTCGATGGTAAGTTAGAACCTTGGATATATGAGAAGTCAACTGAAGTTGAATTTGACGGGTGTAAGATGCTTTTTGTTCCTTGGATTTGTACAGAGAACCAAGAAGAAACTATGCAAAAGATTGCAAGCACCGATGCTCAAGTACTCATGGGACACTTAGAAGTTAAAGGTTTCACAATGTATAAGGGTTTTGCAAACTTTGACCATGGTCTAGATAGAGAAGTTTTTAGTAAGTTTGACTGTGCATTCAGTGGTCACTTTCATCACAAGTCAACTCAAGGTAATATCACATATCTAGGTAACCCATATCAGATGACATGGTCTGACTATGGTGACAAGCGTGGGTTTCATATCTTTGATACAGAAACAAGAGAGATTGAATTTATTGAGAATCCTTACACTATATTTAAGAAGTTAGAATTCAACGATAGAGATAAGTCATATGAAAACTTTGATGCGTCTGATTATAAAGACAAATATGTAAAGGTGGTAGTAATCAACAAAATCAATGCAAAAACATTTGACAAAGTAGTTGATATGTTGTATAATGTAGGGGTACATGAGTTGACAATAGTAGAAGACTTCTCTGATTTTGATGCTACTTTTGTTGATGACAAGAATTTACAATTAGATGATACCTTATCACTGTTAAACACTTACGTTGATGAAGTTGATACAACTGCAGATAAACAACGCATTAAGACAGATATGAAGCGTCTTTATGTAGAAGCGAGTAATAACGTAGTATGATTAAATTTGAATATGTAAGATGGCGCAATTTCCTGTCTACGGGTAATGTGTTCACAGAAATAGATATATGTAAATCACCAACGACACTGGTTGTTGGTTCGAATGGTTCTGGTAAGTCTACATTTATAGATGCTCTATGCTTTGCACTATTTGGTAAACCCTTTCGTAAGATTAAGATTGGTCAGTTAGTAAACTCAATCAATCAGAAAGATGCACTAGTTGAAGTAGAATTTTCGATTGGTGCCTCACACTATAAAATACGAAGAGGTTTGAAACCTGCAATATTTGAGATTTATCAGAACAACGTATTGGTTAATCAAGACGCGGCAACGAAAGATTATCAAGAGTTCTTAGAGAAACAAATACTCAAACTCAATTATAAATCTTTCACTCAGATTGTTGTTCTTGGTTCATCATCATTTGTACCTTTCATGCAACTACCTGCTCCACAGCGTAGAGAGATTATCGAAGATTTGCTAGACATACAGATATTCAGTCGAATGAATGATATTCTACGAGGTGAGTTGTTGCAAGTAGGACAAGACTACAAAGATGCAGAAAGTACACTGTCGGTGGTTCGACAGAAAATCGACCTGCAACAAGACTACTTGGAGCGACTAGATGAACAACGCAAGAAATCGACACAAGAAATCAATGCAAGAATTGTCAAGGCGAAGGACTCAATTTCACAATGGCAAGAAGAAATCACAGAGCGAATGGACGGGATACGAGACTTACGAGGAACTATTGAAGATGAAGGAAGAACAGATAAACGCTACCAAAAGTTCAATTCTATCCAAGACCAAATGAAGCGCAATGCAACTAAAGTAGCAAATGATATATCATTCTATAACGATAATGATGAGTGTAATACATGCAAACAATCTATTGATGAAACATTCAAAAATAATATTGTATCAGAACGCAAGAGTAAACTATCAGAACTTGAGCAAGCACAAGTACAACTACAAGCAGAACTTGAAACCACTCGCCAGCGCATGTCTGAAATAACTACAGTGCATGAAAAGATACAAGAACTACAGAATGAAGTAAATGACAGAAATGTTCGCATACAAACATCTAACAGAAGTATAGATGAGTGGAACACAGAAATACAGACTGCTAGTGCTACACTTGAAGATGCAGATGAGCATGTATCTAAATTAGCAGAATATCGTACCGAAGAACGAACAGTATCAGACAAAAAGAATGCACTGAATGATGAAAGATATTATGCAGAGATATCTGCAAACTTACTCAAAGATACTGGTATTAAGACTAAGATTATCAATCAATATTTACCAGTCATCAATCATTATGTAAATCACTTTTTACAAGCACTTGACTTCTTTGTTCAGTTCAACTTAGATGGTTCATTCAAAGAAACTATTAAGTCTAGATATCGTGATGATTTTAGTTATGCATCATTTTCAGAAGGTGAGAAGTTGCGTATTGACTTATCTTTACTGTTTACATGGCGTATTATTGCTAAGATGAAAAATTCTACAAACACTAATTTACTTGTGTTAGACGAAGTATTTGATAGTTCACTAGATGCAAATGGCACCGAAGAGTTCTTGAAAATTCTAAATACTATGGATAAAGGTATCAATGCATTTGTTATATCACACAAAGGTGATACTCTATATGATAAGTTTACAAATGTTTTACGTTTTGATAAACCTAACAACTACTCTAAACTAATAACATAAATACTAATACATATACGGAGGATAAAATGCCAAATGTAACAATAACACCGAATGAAGAGAATTGTATTATTAAAACTCAGTCATTCACAAAAACTATTGATGATGTAGCGAATATCATTACTGTAAATGAAATTTGGGAAACTGGTTCTTGGACTGGTGATATTACTACCTCAGAGCAAAATGCTATTCAAGCGGCAAGTGATGCTTGGGATTCATATCATGTGGCACAAGAAGATGCCGCCGATGAAGTTCCAACAGGATTCAAAGCACATCTATACGCAAGTCTTGAAGCAACGCTAACAAATAAACTTAACGATACTGTCATGCGAGATGACAATGTAACAGATGAACTGCTGGATCAAGTAAGAAGTGCATATGCTGATACTGGAGTTGCAGGTCTTGAAAATGCAGGATGGACATCTACGACAGAGGATGCGTATGATGTTGGAGTAAACTGTGCAGTAAGTATTTTTGTAAACCCTTAAAGAAAGTGATTTTATTATGAGTGAAAAGTTAATTAAAATATCAGTAGAACCAGACCATAAGAAGTCTATCGCAGAAATACAAACCTTCAAAAAAGTTGATGGTGATGAGACATATTTTATTACTATGGAACAAGGTTGGCGATGGGGTAAATGGGTAGGTGAAGTAACCGAAGAAACCCTCGCTGAACTGAGAGAAGATAGTGAGAATGGTGTATGTGAACCTGACATGTATGAAGGTCTAGATATGTATTCTCTAGATGATGGTTGCTGGTTAGATTTTGAAAAGTCTAATAACTGCACTGAAGAGATGCTTGCAGAGTTTGAAGAAGCATGGGATGAAGATGGGTATGCCGCTGTCGAACAATTAGATTGGGAAGACCACGACACTGAAATCTTTATTAACACCGGGTTACAAATCACTATTGAAGAAGATAGTGAATGATACCTGGAGTTGGTCAAGTTTACGAATTTGATTTTGACTTATTTGACTGGAATGAAGTAGCAAGAGCATACGACTATTCAATCAAAGAAAGAGGTCAAGATGGCGTGATGCACGATGGGGATAATTATATTATTCTCTGTGCCGAGTGTATACCTGTTGTGGATAAAATTAGAAACACCATACACACGAAAAGACGCTTGAGTGAAAAAGACAAAGTAAATTGTCACATATACTCAAACATGTCTCCTTCACAAAAGACTGTCGATATGCACAGTGATGTTGACGATGTTTACATTTGGCAAGTAAAAGGTAGCACATTGTGGACAGTCGAAGGTCACTTTGAAGATTTGATTTTAGACTATAACCAGATGATATATATTCCAGCAGGAGTTAATCACAAACCCACAGTGAAGATGCCTAGAATATCTGTGAGTTTTAGTATACAGTATGGAGCGTATGAATGATACAAGATGAACAAGAAATGAAAGACTGGCAAAAAGGTTACCAGTTAGACTATTTGAAAGAGATTACTGCAGAGTATGATAACTACAACAAGTACACCGATAGTCCTTTCGCGCAGTTTAAGAAGAATAATGTAGCAGACTTTTTAGATAAGGGTTCGCTACGCAAAGCGGGTGATGCTTGGATTAATATTAGAGAAGCAAAAGTTCGTTCAAAGATTACAATGCACGGAACTGGACCTATTATTGGTTATAAAGAACCTGGCGATATTATAATTGAAAATATTTCTCATTACACAGAAAACGCGAAGAATTATATTTCACACTATGATAATAGAAGTTGTTGGTTGTTTGGTTGGGCAGAAGACGATAACTTTATTCAATTCGCAGAAGATTGTGGATTTTCTTATGTTGGATGTAAGATTACTACGTTTGCAGAGATTTTTAGTATATTCTTTCGCAATTCTAGCACTTCTTTCGAGGATCGCTCTCATCCGCCCATAGACGGCGCTGAGGAGGATAACATAGCAAAATGCATGTTCGATAGCATCAATACATCGATTATCCGTTCTGAATTAGAAAAAATACAACTAGAATACACAAATCACTACTCAAATTATAATAAAAAGGGGTCTTGGTCAGCAATCTCGTTGAGAGGTTATCGTCCAGATGCATCTTTTATTGCAAAACCAGTAGAGATGAATAAGAAATGGAAAGCAGATAACGATACATGGGAAGAATGGCAATGTGAAGATACAGATTTGCGAAAAGAGTTTCCTTATGTAAATGACTTACTGTCGAGAATACCTACTGACAAGATAGAAAGAATTAGATTTATGTCACTCGCACCGGGCGGTGGTGAGTTACAGAGACACACAGACCAAGTCGATCCTGACTTAGGTGTTGCAGACGGAAGAATTATGAGACTGCACATTCCAGTGATTACAAATCCTAACATGGAGTTTACATCATGGGATATGCATGGTAAGAAGCATGTTGTTAATATGAAAGAAGGTGAGTTATGGTACTTAGATATTCGTAAACCACATATGGCGATTAACAATGGTAATGAAACAAGAATACATTTAGTGGTGGATATAGAAGCAAATGATAAATGCAGACGATTATTTAGAGTTAGTTGAAGATTGGAATGACCCTTACGACCCGCCTATCGTTGAGTTGTATGATAATGTTCATGTGGTGCGTGATGATGTACTACCTGCAGGTTCGAAAATGCGGTTCATCGATAAACTTATCAGAGACACAAACTGTGATGAGTGGGTGTTTGGGGGTTCAAATAAAGTCGGTTGGGGTCCGATATCATTAGCATATGTTTGTCGTAAATATAATAAAAGTTCGACATGCTTTTGGGCGGCAAGAAAAGAACCAACTTGGCATCAACAAAAATACATGGAATACGGAGGTCGTATCGAATGGGTGAAGATGGGCATGTTAAATGTTACTCTGTCAAAAGCAGAGCAATATCGCAGAGAGAGTCCAAAGACCCGAAGGACGTTGCCTTTAGGACTAGAACACGATTGGGTTCTAGGAAGCATAGTGAAAGTAGCGCAGTCGCTACCGCTAGTGCCAGATGTAATTTGGACAGTAGGGTCATCAGGAACACTGAACCGAGGATTGCAACTTGCATTCCCAGAGTCCGAAGTGCATGTAATTCAAACGGGTCATAAGTTAGATGATAGACAGATTGGTCGTGCTAAACTGTGGGAGACTGCATACAAGTACGATAAACCTGTAAAGGCAGATGAAGCACCGCCTTTTCCATCTGCACCTGAATATGATGCGAAAGCATGGAAAGTGATTAAAGAAAATATGGATAATAGTAAAACTAATTTATTTTGGAATGTGGCGGCATGATTGATATGAACGCAGATATGAACGCACAAACTATAGACGGAGCATTTGAAGATGACTTCTTAGAATATATTGACCATTACTATAATGGTCGATTGAACTGGAGATATGGTCATGTCAGTAATGGTAAACAGGATACTACTAAATTCTTTTATGGTGCAGACTTTGATGGCGGTTGGTCTATTGATGACTGCCCCATCACAGAATGGATTAAAGTAAAAGCAGAAAAAGCATTCGAAATGAAAATTCTAGAAGTAGAAGATAATTATGTAAATGGTCATACATTTCAATGTGAAGGTACTACTCATATAGATACTCATATAAAAAATATCAATGCCGAATACTTGAAAAATCCTACATATACTCTTTTGTTTATGCCTAATTATTGGGGCGCAGAAACAATGGGTGGTTTTGAATTTGATAATAACTTGATTGATTATAAACCAGGTAGATTTATTTTATTTCCTAGTATGATAAAACACAGAGGACTTGCTACAAATTCTAAGTCATATATGAGAATGACGATTGCATGGAAGAATTGTAAGATTGCCTTTAATAGTGCTTGACAAAGTTTCCTATATAGTGTATGATGAAAAATATGAAAAAAACAGAAAGTGAAGTTGAGGTTATTGAGTGAAGCATTTTTACGGATGTCAGACGAAGAATTTAGACAATGGTTGCGCGACATGCGTAGAGAAGTTGTTTACTCATGGGATACTCTTGGTCTACCACCTCGCGTAGGTTGGGGTGAAGATGATATTATCAATCAGTTCAATAAGATGTCAAGTTTCAATGTTAAAGACTTTGAGTGCTTTAATGAAGAGACAGGCGATACTGATGTTATACGCAATACTTCAGTTATAGGTAATGCCGCTAATCAGTTCTTTCCTACAATGATGAAGACTAAGATTGTATATAATGATATAAATAAAGCAAAGAGCATCTACGACCATTTTGTAGATGAAGATTTATTTCAGAAAGTATATACATATGGTCACAGGCATTTTAAGCGTGATAGTTTTTATCACTATTCTAACCCTATTAAAACAAAAGAACTCTTGGAATTTGGAACTAAGCGACACACGGTTAGTGATGGCAATTCTTTTATCAGTTGGTTTGAGCATAATGCTAGAGAATATGATACCCATGATTACTGGTTGAAACCTGACAAAGAAACTGAGTATACTGGTTATGATGACAAACTAAGAGATGTAGCATGGGCGCAAATTACAAAAGAAGAGATTGAGAAGTTAAACATACCTGACAAATGCAAAGTCAATATGAAAGACGAATACGATGTCTATCAGATTATGCTTTTCAAGAAAGGTCAAAAAATCTTTCCGTTGGGGTTCAAACCTTTTCGTATCTCTTGGTGTCAATATGCAGTAAACTTTCCACCTTTAACAGCGAAATATCTCTATGAAAAATATACTGAACATTTCAAAGAACAGTCTACTATTCGTATTTGGGACCCTAGTGCAGGTTGGGGTGGTCGTATTCTTGGCGCCATGTCTGTTACTGATGACAGGAATATACATTACATCGGAACTGATCCTAACACTGACCATACAGTTGTA